CAACAAGCTATCGGACTATCAAATTGTAAAGAATGTTTACTAGATATGTTACGTTGGGCCATCGGACTAACTAAAGAAGAAGTTAAAAAGAAAAAAAATGAGATATAATTATATTACTTACACAACTTTAGTTCCAACTTTTGACTGCTATACAAGTAGTCTTATCGGAACATTCTATATAATACTAAACTAATGCAAGATGAATACGAACAAATAAACTTTTGGAATGGCAAAGAATGAAATAACTATTAAAAAAACATTCGGTAAACGAAAGGTTGGTAAGGCAAAGAAATCAATTTGTAAACGAGATAGAAAAACTAAACCAAACAAAGGACAAGGATGAAAATAGAATTAAAAAAGCTAAGCGATTTAAAGCCAGCTCCATATAATCCAAGACAAAGTAATGCCGAACAGGAAAAGCAATTAAAAAGCTCACTTGAAAAGTTTGGAGTTGTCGAACCTATTATCTTTAATAAACAAACAGGATTTATAGTTGGCGGACATTTTAGGATAAGAGAATTAAAAAAGTTAGGTTATAAAGAAATTGAATGTGTAATAGTTGATTTAAACGAAGCGGATGAAAAAGAATTAAACATAAGATTAAATGCTAATACAGGAAGTTGGGATTGGGATGAGTTGGCAAATAATTGGGATAGCGAATTGTTATCGGACTGGGGATTAGAAATACCTGGATTCGAACCTACAATATTAGAAGCAGAAGAAGATGACTTTACAGCACCTGATGGCGGAACTGAAACGGATATAGTATTAGGAGATTTATTTGAAATAGGCGAACATCGTTTGCTTTGTGGTGATAGTACCGATAGCGATGCAGTAGCAAAGTTAATGAATGGTGAAAAAGCTGATATGGTATTTACAGACCCACCATTCCCAAATAATAGCGAAATAATGCACGATATGATAAAAAATATAGATGGTGCATTTAATAATTCAAGATTATTTTGCGATAATTTAATGATATGGTTTTGGGATAATTTAGAGTTTCCACCATTTTTAGAACAAGTAACATCAAAACATATATGGCATAAAACAAATGGTTGGCAAGCTGGACATTTTGAAACTATGTATTGTTATCATAATGATAAAACAAGACACGAACAAAAAGTTTTTTCAGTAAATAATGTTGGGGGAGAAAATAATAGAAAAGAACAAGGAAATCATCCAACACCAAAGCCAATAACATTAGTATTTCAAATTATAAATGGAATAGCTAAAAAGTCAAATACAATTTTAGATTTATTTTTAGGTAGCGGAACAACTATGGTAGCAGCACATCAATTAAAGCGTAAATGCTATGGTATGGAATTAGACCCAAAGTATTGCCAGGTAATAGTAGACAGAATGCGTAAACTTGACCCAACAATTAAAATTAAAAGAAACGGAATTGAAATAAAGTAACGAGAATAAAACGAGATTATGGCAAATGAAGATAACTTAAAAAAGTTTAGTTCTGAATACCAACCTGAAAAAAATGGCAGACCAAAGGGAAGTAAAAACCGAGCTACAATAGTTAAGAAATGGTTAGAGGTAAATCAAAACTTAAAGAATCCTTTAACAGGACAAGATGAATTTTTAACACAAGAAGATTTAATTACTTTGGCAATTATCAAAAGAGCAAGGGATGGTAATGTAAACGCTTACAATGCTTTAATGGATAGTGGCTATGGTTCTCCAGCTCAAACAGTAAATCAAACAATAACTGAATATCCTATATTCCCTGGAATAGATTTGAATGTTGATAAAGACGACAGCTCAGCGGAAGATATTTAAACTCAAAAAAAGGGTTAGAATTGTTCGTGGAGGTACTTCAGCTTCCAAGACGTTTAGTATTATACCCTTTCTAATTACTCACGCTTACAACGAACCTAATAGCGAAATATCGGTAGTTGCTGAAACCATTCCACATTTAAAACGTGGAGCATTAAGGGACTTTTTAAAAATAATGGATTTAGTCGGTTTGTATAATGATGCAAGTTTTAATAAGTCAAGTTTAATTTATACGTTTCAAAATGGTTCTTATATTGAGTTCTTTAGTGCGGATAGTGAAAGCAAACTAAGGGGTGCAAGACGTGATGTATTATTTGTAAACGAGTGTAATAATATAACTTGGGAGGCTTACTATCAATTAGCCATTCGAACTCGTAAGTTTATTTATTTAGATTACAATCCTGTTTCTGAATTTTGGGTAGATAAAGAATTGATTAATGATGTTGATTCCGATATGGTAATACTTACCTACTTAGATAATGAAGCATTAGACAAATCAATAGTTCGTGAAATTGAGAAAGCAAAAGAAAAAGCCAAGACATCAAAATACTGGGAGAATTGGTATAAGGTTTATGGCTTAGGGCAAATAGGTACGTTACAAGGTACGGTCTTTGAGAATTGGTCCATTGCTCCTTCCATACCTAAGGATGCTGAATTGATTGCTTATTCTTTAGACTGGGGTTACTCAAATGACCCTACAGCTTTAGTAGCTTGTTATAAGTCAGGGCAACAATATTACTTCGATGAATTAATATATCAAACTAAACTAACCAACTCAGATATTATTGACAAACTAATTAAACTCGGAGTATCGGAATATTCAGATATCATAGCGGATAGTGCCGAACCTAAGTCAATAGAAGATTTAAGGCGAAGGGGATTTTCAGTAAGTCCAGCTAAGAAAGGACCAGATAGTATACGAGCTTCAATATCTTTATTACAAGAAATTCATTTTAAGGTAACCGAGAATAGCACGAACTTAATTAAGGAACTTAGGAACTATTGTTGGGATGTTGATAGGGATGGAAATAAAATGCAGAATCCTGTAGATGACAATAACCACGCTATTGATGCAATTAGATATTTGGCAATGAACAAGTTAAGTTCGTTATCGGATTGGATGGACTTTGAATAGATGGCTACAAATTGTAACCAACTGATTTGAATAATGAATATAAATCCTAACCAGCGGTTCGGATAACAAAAGTAAAATTTTAAACGTTATATATATATGATTCCAACTAATGTAAACAATTTAACTATTAAGGAGTTTATTGAATACGAAAACATTCGAACTTCAGGTTTAGAAAACATTGATAAGATAATTCAAATCGCTTCGAGCTTTACTGACATTTCGGTATCGGAATACGAAAATATGAGTTTTAACGAACTTGAAAAAGTAAAAAGTAAAGTATTACTACTAATCAATAGTAAGCCTAACACAAGGTTAAAGAATACGTTTTGGCATGATGGGACAAGATACAAAGCTTGTAAGGATGAGAAAGATTTTAAGACAAATCAATATACAGCTTTGAAACAATATGAAACCGATGTAATTAATAACTTACATAAAATCTTAGCTTTGATATATGTTAAATGTCCAGTATTCAGTAAGTATAAATTTAACTCAGATAACGTAGAAGAAATAAGCGATGTTATTTATAATTATGGGAAGGTAGGTGATGTCTATGGCACACTTTTTTTTTACTCCAGCAGGTCCGAAAAATTGAAAGCGGATTTGTTGAACTCTTTGGAGGAGGTGCAGAAGGAGATAGCGATTCACATGGAGGAAGTGAACAGGGAGTTAAATCTTTCAGAAAAGAATATGGTTGGTACTTTATAATTGATTCGATAACAGGTGGCGATCCATTTAAAGAAGATGAATTAATGGAGTGGTCGATTGCTAGGTTTTTAAATCGGATTCAATATATGAAACATAAAGCGGAGAGTGAACAATTTGCACAAAGTATAAATGAATGAAGTTGAAATAATATTAGAAGCATTTGGTACTAAGGTTGTCGAAGATTTGCGTAAAAGCTTATCGGAGAAACTACAAGCAAGGGCAGCAAGTTACAAAAGTAAATATCCTGGCGGTTCTTCTAATCCAGGTGATAGTGCTTTAAGTGCTTCAATTAAATACTTAATAGTAGATTCATCTGAGGGCATTAAATTAAACGTTTACTTAAATGATTACTGGGAAGCTGTAGATAGTGGAAGAAAGCCAGCAGGAGTTAGTCAAGATGCAAAGATTGATAAATGGATTAAATCAAGAAACTTAATACCAGGATTTCAAAACAAGAACTTATCGGACCGATTAGCAAATCAAGCTAAAAATACAAGTACTCGAAAAAAGAAAGTATTAAAGAAAATGAAGTTTGCCGATGCTGTAAAA